CTATTTTCCTATTTGAGGAAGCAGGTATCTTTAGTAATATCATAGAATCATACAATATTTCTGAGCCTTGCTGGAAAGATGGTGATGATGTTATTGGTATTCCTATTATTTATGGTACAGGTGGAGATATGGGTGGTGGAACTGCTGCATTTTCTGAAATGTACTATGATCCAGAAAGGTTTAATCTGTTAGCATTCCCTAATGAGTGGGAACCTGAAAAAGGAAACCAACAATGTGGGTGGTTTTTACCGTCTACTAAGCAAAGATTTGGTGTACACACAGATAAAGAAACTAAAAAAACAGTACCATTAGTAGATAATGATGGTAATTCCAATGAAGAGTATGCTTTAAAGTCAATCATGGCTTATAGAGAAACTAAAAAAGGTAATCCATCAGCTTATAGAGATGCAGTAACACAGTATCCACTTACACCATCAGAAGCATTCTTAGTAACATCAGGAAATATGTTTCCTACTATGCTACTTAATGAAAGATTAGCTGATATTAAAGTAAATTCTCAAAAATATATTGAAAGTAATTGGATTGGTTTCATTGCACCTCAAGAAGATGGTGAATTAAGGTTCATGTCTGCAGATAATGTAATGCCACTTAGAGATTATCCTATTAAACGTAGACCTGATGATGATATTAAAGGATGTATTGAGGTTTATGAACAGCCTCAAAAAGATAGTGATGGTAAAGTCTTTGTTAGAAGGTATATTGTAGGGATTGACCCCTATGATGATGATTATTCTACAACAGATTCTGTAGGTTGTGCCTTTGTATTTGATAGATTTACTAGAAGAATAGTAGCTGAGTACACAGGTAGACCACAATTAGCTAAAGAATTTTATGAAAACTGTAGAAAATTAATAGTGTACTACAATGCTGCAGGATTTCCTGAGATTAATAAATTAGGTTTTGTTACTTACATGGAACACAGAAAGTGTTTGCATATGTTAGCAGAGACTCCAATGCAACTTAGAGATAAGATTGAATGGAAACCTAATCTAAATACATCTTATGGATTTAAAGCAACAGAAAGAACTAATACATGGGGTAGAGAGTTGATTAGAGAGTGGTTATTAGAACCAATTGAACCTAACTCAGAAATACTCAATGTAAATAGACTTCGTTCTACAGGCTTAATACAAGAATTGATTAAGTGGAATAAAGATGGTAACTTTGATAGAGTATCTTCTTTAATTGCTGTATTGATATTAGATGTAACTTTAAACAAACAAGCAATACAAGCTGAGACAAGAAGTACTAAAAACTTTTTAGAATCTGACTTCTTTAAAGAAAGAGGATTTTTAAAGCATAATGATGACCCATTTGCTGATAATAGCTATAATGAAAATGGTGCTTTTTTTAACAACATGTTTGTTAAATAACAATTTGTAACTTAAATAAACGTAAATTTGTAACCTTAATATGAACAATTTAGTAATACAAGTACCAGAACAAGCTTTACCAGATTCCAGAAAGGATTTAGATTGGGGTAAGAGATGCGTAGATGCTGGGGAGAATGTATTGATGTTTGATTCCTCTGTAGTAAGACAGACTTTTTATAATAAGAAAGTTAACTATAGACTTAGGAACAACATGCTTACAGACAAAGATATACAACAGATTTGTGAGCCTTATGGAGTAGAGTTTTCTGCTGCTCCTAAAAGTATGCAACATATTGGACTAGGTAACTCTAAGATTAACACTTTAGTAGGTGAAGAAGCTAAGAGATTGACTAGGTATCCATTTAAGGCTTATATATCATCTGATGACCAAATGGGTATTTCTTCTAAAGAGGAAGCTGTCAGAGATATGTGGCATGGAAAATTAGTAGATATAGCAAAACAAAAAATAGAAGCTTCTATGCAAGGGCAACAAGTTGACCCAAAGCAAATGGAAGAAGAAATGCAGAAAGAACTTTCTAAATTTGATAAGTACCTTAAGTACAGTTATCAGGATTTAAAAGAAATGACTGCTAATAAGATACTTAAGTATGAATATAAAAGACTTGATGTATCAGATACTTTCTTAAGATGTTGGGAAGACTTTCTAGTCTGTGGTGAAGAAATAGTATGTATTGAAGAATTAGGTAATGATTTAGTATTTAGAAAGGTTAATCCTTTGTATTTGTTTACTATACAATCTCCTGAGACTTATAAGATTGAAGATGCAGATTGGATTGTAGAATATACAATGATGTCAGTAGGTCAAGTAGTAGATTACTACCACAATGAACTTACTAAGGATGAGATAGATATGCTAGAGCAAAGCAAAGAATATAACAGTATGAAAACTGGGGGTATTCAAATGGCTTATAATAGGGATATTACAGTAGAAGAAAGATTTGGGTATACAGCAGGGGAGTTATTTGTTCCCAACCAAATTGCTACACACTATTTTGGGGGAGCATACGACCAGAGAGGAAACGTCAGAGTTATGCGTGTATGCTGGAGATCAAGAAGAAAGATTGGTAAGGTAAAGTATTATGACGAAGATGGTAGCCAACAAGAGAAGATTGTAGACGAGTATTACAAGATAGATAAAGATGCTGGTGAAACAGTAGATTATTTATGGATTAATGAGTGGTGGGAAGGAACGAAGATAGCAAACGATATTTATGTAAAGATTAGACCAATCCCTTATCAATCAAGGAGTATGGCTAATTTATCAGAAAGTAAACCACCTTATGTAGGTATTTACTGTAACACTAATAATTCAAGGGTAATGTCTTTCATGGACAACATTAAACCAATGGATTACCTTTATGATATTTATTTCCACAGATTAAACCTAGCCTTATCAAAATACAAAGGCCCAATGTTAGGAATCAATGTAAGTATGATTCCATCAGAATGGGATCCTTTGAAGTGGTTGCAGTATGCAGAAGCAACTAACATTTTATTCTTAGACCCAACTAATGAAGTACTTAAAGGACCAATGCAAGGTAAATCTGCAGGTACTTTTAATCAAATGTCAGCACAAGGTATTAACCTTGAAATGGGTAACTATATTACACAACACGTTAACCTTATTGGATTTATTAAATCACAGATGGATTTAATATCTGGAGTTAATGAATACAGACAAGGTGATATTAAAGGTGATGCCAATGTAGGTACATCTAATATGGGATGGTCAGCATCTAACTCAATGACTGAAAAGTATTTTGCACTACACAATTCATTTAAAAGAGATTGTATGCAAAGACTATTAGAAGTTGCTAAGTATGTATGGAAACAAAACCCTAAGAAAGTACAGTATGTAGGTGATGATATGATGGTTGAGGTAGTTGATAGTTATGATGAATTCTGTGAATCTGAATACGATATCCATATAGATGATGGTCCAAATACTCAAGAACTTATGCAAGCACTTAATCAATTGGCTCATGCAGGTATGCAGACAGGTCAGATTAAGTTTAGAGACCTTATTGAAATTTATAAGAAAGATAGTATATCAAGCTTGGCAAGATATTTAGAAGAATCTCAAGATAAGATGGCTCAAGAACAGCAAGAACAACAACAAGCTGAACAACAGCATCAGAAAGAACTTGCACAACAGCAAGCTGAATTACAACAACAAGCATTACAACTTGAATATGAAAAACTTAATAGAGAAGATGTTAATAGACAATTGGATAGAGATAATAAAATCCAAATTGAAACTCTTAAAGCTATGGGTTATGCACAAGACCAAGATATAAATGATAATATGGTGCCTGATATACTAGAACAAAATAAGATTGCTTTACAACAACAAAAGCAAACTTTTGAGCAAGTACAGAAAGATAGAGAGCATCAATTGAAGTATACAATGGATCAACAAAAGAATGAACTTGAAAGACAAAAATTAGTAATTGCAAGAGAAGGATTAAAGAATGATAAAGAGATTGAAAAGATGAAAACTGAGACTGCTCTAAAGATTGCAAAGGAAAATAAGAATAAATATGACAAAAAATAAGCTATATAGGAATACCCTATATACTCAAAAGGTAAGAATTAATAAACATAATTTTGTAAACAAATAAGAAAAATGAAAATAAATAAGTATTATTCACCTGAATTTGGTGAACCAGATGGGGATGGCATTCCTACAATTGATAATTCTTCTGATAAGAATCTTGTAAAAGATGTTCTAGAAGGTGGAGATTTTGATTTTGATTCAGAATTAGCTGATTTAATTGGTGATTCAGAAGATGATGATGTTGACCAAGAAAAGAATATTGAAAAGAAAGCAAAAGATTTTGCTCCTGTTGATAGTTCTTTGAATACTGATAGTAAAGAAGATGAGCCTTTGTATAAAGTTTTAGCTGAACAGTTAAAATCTGAAGGTTTATTTGATGATGATGATTTTGCAACTGATGATAATTTTGAATTTGATGGTTCTCCTGAGAGTTTTAAATATCTAATGGAAAGACGTGATTTTAAAAGAGGTTTAAAAATCTTTGAAGAAGTTGTGTCTGAGATGCCTGCTAAAATGAGAACTCAATTCCAGTTATTTATGGATGGGTTAGATGAAGATTCAGCATCTGATATTGGTAGTAAATTAGTAGACTATTCTAATGTTACTCTAGAAGATTTACAAAACAATACTGGAAAAGCAGAACAGCTTTACAGAGAACTTCTTAGAACTAAAGGATTTTCTAATGAAAAAATTAATAAGTATGTTGAAAGAGCTAGAGATTTAGATGAGTTAGCTGATGAAGGTTTTGAAGCAGCACAATCATTAAATCAAGAAGCCCAAAAACAAATTGAATATAAAAAACAAGAAGAACAATATAACTCTCAAAAGAGACAACATGAAGCTAACCAAAGACTTCAGGCTCTTAAAGCAGCTATAACACAGACTCCAGAGATTTTCAAAGGAGTTGCTCTTACTGAAAAAATGAAAGACCAACTGTATAAGTCAATGACAGAAACAGTTGCTTATGACGAAAATAAACAACCATTAAACAAAGTTGCAGCATTGTCAAGAAAAAATCCTGAAGCCTTTAGAATGCAGTTGCATTATCTGACTGAACTAGGTTTATTTAATACAGATGAAAGAGGTAATCTTAAACCTGACTTAACTAAACTCATGAGATTAGCGGAAACTAAAGTTTCAAGATCTATAGATGACAGATTAAGAAAAGCTGCATTTAAATCAGGTTCAAATCTGAGTAATAATATTTCAGAAAAAGAGTCTGATGTATTATCATCACTTGAACATTTCCTTAAAAACAAATAAATAAATCATGCAATTATTTCAACTCCAAAAATACGCAGCCAAAGACTACAATGGTCTAGTAACTGCAAATAACTTGGGAGCTTTATACATGAAGCGACCACAGCTTGTAACTAACACCATTCACCAGATTTTTAGAACAAATTTGAAGAATGCGATGTTTGACTTCCTTAATCAATTTCCAACAGTGGAAGTTGAAGAAAATAACTACTATGAGTGGATGCTCCAAGGTCAACATGAGAAAAATATTCCTTTGCTAGAAGCTTATGATGCCTCTAATACTTCAGCTGCTGTTGCAGGTGAATTAGGTGCAGGAGTTGCTGCTTTCTATGTAGTATTTGGTGAAGAGTATTTTGAACCAGATAACATCTTGAAGGGTAACAAAGCAGAATATTTACTTCGTGTAATCTCTGTTAAGCCTAAAGGTACTAACTATGAGTATGAAGTAGAACTTTTAACATCAGATCCATCACTTTCTATTCCTGCTGAAGAACTTGAAGCTGGTCAGCGTTGGGCTAAGTTTTTCAACGTAGCACCATCTACACTTTCTAGTAGAGGTCAGAAGCCTAATTTCACTTCACCATTCAGAATGCGTAACAGAATTACAATGCAGCGTTTTGAGTATGAAGTTCCTGGTAACATGATTAATGAAGGTAAAAACTATCCATTAGAGTTCTCTTTCCCTGGACTTGATGGTAAG